AGGCGGTCTAATTGTTTCCCCATCTCTCATCTTCAGAAGCAGCTCTTTTGTGTTTGATAAGTGCGCTGTTACGTACCAGCCTTCCTGGAGCATCACATCGGTAATTTGGACAGTCCCAGCACATTTACCCCAAACAAACTTCATATCAATATGGTTTATTCTCTTACTTTTTTGTGGCCCGAATAATCCGGCTAATCTTGTGAACATTAGGCATCAAAACTCCATTGGATTTCAAAAACATTCGCTCCCCAGCTAGTAGAAGGCGGCCCAGATTGAAACATTGTATCCGTAAACCATATTGTACCAGCGAACTTACCGGCAACAAGTTTAATTTCAATCTTAACTACTTTCCCAGATGGCCTGATTTCTTCGCCAACAACCTGCTGCATTTTGTCTACTCCTTAGACATCAATAAACTTTGTTTCAGAAGTTTCGTCATCGTAATAAAGAGTTATCTCAAACCCAATTTTACTGTCAGAACCCTTTTCTAGGTTCTCGGTTTCAATCTGCGCTGAAATAACATAACTGTTTCTATGCGCTGGATAAATAGTCTGTAATAGCGATTTCTCTAGTTCCCAGTTTCCAGTTGCCTTGAAACTTGCTCCCCCAGAAGCCCCTTTAGTGCTGTCTATTTCAAACCCATCATTTGTCCAATAAGCAAAACCATCCTCTGCTCGACTATTAAGCAACAAGTTAAATGGCATCAAGTTGGCCATTCTCATTACTGAAGCGTTCAGCCCCTCTAAACGATTGCCCGTTTCGCTCCATTTACGAGTTATATCCTCAATGCCCGGCCTGACATTCTCAAAATCTATTTTTGATTTCCAGGATTCTTTAAGGTTAATTTGCATCTTGATTATTCTAACTTGAATCTGCCCAAAATCTTCATCCTGAATAGTTACTATGTCTCCCACAGCATAATCCTCAAATGCCGTCCCTGTTATTTCTTCCAGCGTTATTACATCAACATCATAATTAATAAACGGAACAGCCATGACCTTATCTAATAATTCCTGCGCCCAGTCCTTCAGGTTATAAGGGTTAGTGAACCGCTCATCTTTCTTTTCATATACTCTAATTTCATTGGTATAGGCGTAATTCTCTAAATACGGCTTGCCATTATTGGCTGCTTCAATAGTAAGCCAATCAGCTCCGTAGGGATAAAATTTTGTGATGAGATTTGTTGTGTCTATAAAACGGTTAATTTCTTTAACGTTTTTGCGGTAAATAAAAGCAACATTCTCCCTTGTTTGACCAATTACTTTTACGAAATCAACTTTTTTGGTATGATGAAAAACAAACTCCCCTGAATAAAGGTTTTCAATTTTTCTTAAACCCTCAAGTCTACCAATATGTTCCTCTCTAATGGTCCTTTTGGAAACTATTTCCATCTTATCCAATACCCAGCCAGTGCCTTCCAGCAATTGTTCTATTGGGAAATTAGCCGTCATAGTTTCAAAATCAAGATCAACTGCACCGGCATAGAGCAGGTCATACCAAATAGCTTCGCAATAGACACTAGTTGTAATCTTACTTTTGTCTTCTATCTTGCGGATTCGAAAGACTAAATCTTTCCACCTAATATACTGCTCGTTTTCCAGCAGTTTTGTCTTTTCGTCCTTAAAAGGCAAGGTAAAGACTAAAGTTTCCGTCCCACTTAATTCACGAGTTAGGACGACATCACTTGTTTTGTCCAAATACGCCAGGCATTCATCGTTATATTTGTCATAAAGTTTGAGATGTTCCATTGTTGATCACCAGTCCCATATTTGTGAATCACCAGTTCCTTATCTCATTAAGAACCCCAATTAATTAGTAGTCTCTTGGTGCTCGTACCACCGTGAATCGCATACACTGTTGTTATCCGTAAATTTCCTAAAATCTTGCTCATTTCAAATGAGCTACCACCAGCATTTAGCCGAATACCATAATTCAATACTGCTGCTTCCCCCATCGCTATATAAATTGCAGTGTCACTGTCATTAATAAATGAAATCCACTTAGTAGCCCCATCCATTATAATAGCTACTGCCGAAGTGGTAGTTACATCAACATTAACATGATTAAAACCTCCCAAATCAGGCCTTTGCACAGTTACCGCATTGGTAATTTTCTTAACACCATCAGTACTTATGATGTTTGTTAATTGACCTTCCAGCCCATCAGTATATGTTTCCAGATTCTCCAGCCGAGTACGCAAATTCTTAAGCATAGCAATAACCGAGGCATCCCCCAACGCTACCTCAGTATCTGTCTTAGCTCCTATAGCAGTATCCAAATTATTTAAATTGGTGTTGATTATTTCAAACTGACCGTCGTCGTTGACTTTTATCGCCACTAATGTCCAGTAAGTAACCTTAGCCGAACTATTGGCAAAAACGGTAGTATATCCAGGATCGGTATAAAGTCTAACCTTACCATCTTTCGGCCAGGTCGCGCTGCCGTCTGCTTTGATATAAAGCGGTGCACTATCCGCTACTTTCTTAGCCGTTATATCATAGCCATTGATTACCCTTTCCTGATCTCTACTTACATCTAGAAAAGGCTTATTGTTCGCTGTAAAATCACCATTAACGTCAGTATTTTTAGTTTCGTCTATAATTTTCAACGGTGCCCAGAGCAAAACATCTATTGCGTCGGGCGAATCTTGGTAGCCTGCTACTGGTATATTTCCAGTGTCTTTTCTAAGAATAAAAGACATTATATCCACCTGCCTCTAAATCTTATTTCAAAATCAGCGGTGTTCCCGCCATTATCATCATACCTAAATGAATTATTTCCGGGCTTCAATTCAAACCATATCCCTTCCACCATCCCCAAAACATTAGACTCATTCTTTTCGGCTTCATATTTTCCGGTATCTATGACAAATTCATCCTCTCCCTCCAAGATACCATTATATTTTAATTCTTTTTCATTATTTAAAGTAAACCTGGGATTGCTATTGGTTGATAAACTAACATTTGGGCACACGCCTAAGCCCATTGCTGGGAAAGTCGCAAAGGCAGCACCTGCAAACCCATTTGTTACTTTAAACTTTGCCGGGGTTGAAAATGTCCCAGGGTTAGTCAAATTTATTAAATTGCCACTAGCAATTGAACCCGTCCAAACAATTTCATTCACACCGTAGGCAAAAGGATTACAGCGAAAACGCAAGAGAAAAGTACTCAAAACAAATGCCTGTTCTGGGTCAATCGGGATATCCAATTTACCCAAATAATATTTATCAGGCTCATCATCAAAAGAAAAAATAGCCTGGTCAGTAGTATATAGCCAAGCCCCTATCTCTCTTGCTTTCTCACGCACGTTTTGCCAACTGCTGCCTTTAAAAGCACATTCTATCTCAATGAAACGATCTTGCAGTACACCAGGGAAGTGTAAACTACCATGTTTATCCGGAATCTCAATATAGGTCTCTTTTACTGGGGGAAGTATCTGCCGGTTTTTATTTTTCACAGCCAGCCCAAACTCATTACTATGCTGCCCGTTGAAAGTGAACCCCACTTAAATCAACCCCCTTGCTCGCGTCGCTCGCTGCTGAAGGGAAAATAACTCCCTTGAAACCCGGTAGATGTCTTGATCATCACGGATATTTATTGGTCCGTACATATTAACCGTCACACCACCGATACCACTAGCTTTATTAAGCGGAACAATGGCCTCTGGACCCCTCTCCCCGACTCCTATTATTTGTGGACTAGTAAAAATACCGCCCTTGGCATACCAATCAACAGACACTTTTGGCATCGGAAACGTAATACCGGCTATGGTTTTTTGTAGCGTTGAAAGATTAAAATGCGGCATTGGAATGTGAATGTTTCTAAAAGGTGATATTATAGCTTCTTTTATCTGGCTGAATATGCCACTTGCAGAAGATTCCATTGAATCCCAAGCATTGATTGCAGTAGATGTGATACTACTCCAAATCTCAGATAGTGAATTATTTAAATTATCTATTGGATTACTAATTGTGGTCTCAATATTATTCCAAATAGCTGCTGCAGAAGATTCCATTGAATCCCAAGCATTGGTTGCAGTAGATGTGATACTACTCCAGGCAATAGACAAAAGATTTTTTACAGCGTCAACAGGAACAATAATGGCCATTTTTATTGAGTTCCAAGCTATTTCAGTAATGGTTTTGATACTGGCCCAGGTGGTACTGATAAAAGATTCAATAACATTCAAAGTTACAATAAAAACATCTCTAATCCCATTCCATAGATTAGCAAAAAATACCCCCATTGGCTCCCAATTCTTAATAATTACAACAGCGATAGCTGCAAAAGCAGCAAAAGCCACAATAATAAGACCAATGGGACCAGTTAAGACTGCAAAAGCTGTACCTAGCACCGAAAAGACTGTGGTCAAAATACCAATGCCTACAGCTCCACTCACAATAGCAGCATTCAGTGCCCCCATCGCCCCAACAATGCCCCCAAGGGCCGAAACAATAGGACCTAAAATAAACAATACTGGACCTATTGCTGCGACCAAACCAGCTATGATTAAAATTATTTCCTGGGTGATAGGGGATAGACTTGCGAATTTCTCGACCAAAGATCCTATGAAATTTGCCATGTCCTTAATAACTGGTAACGCCATAGTAAAGGCGTTTAATAATTCTTCTCCGAATGGCGCTAGCGCTGCTTGAGCATTGTTTTTTAAGATCATCAAATGGTCGCTAAAAGTACGAGTATCCTCTGCAGCCCCGAGAATAGTTTCTGGACTTTCTTTGAGGGATTTCAGAAGATCGTCGATCTCGAAACGACCCTCGCGAATAGCCGCAGCCATGTCCGGACCAGCTTTAGCCCCGAACATTTCCATCGCCAGTGTGTTGGCCTCGCCTGTAGAGCCGGCATCCTTAATTCGTGCAGTCATCTCGATGAGGGCCGCACTAGTATCAGTAATACCCTCTCGAGCCATTCTGGTAAGAGCAATACGAAGAGATCCCAACACCAGCTCGGTGTTGACGCCCTCTTTCTCCCATTTGCCTATAAGGGCAGCGCCGGTTTCAAAGTCAAAGCCCATCTGGCGAAGTGGGGCGCCGAATTGGACAACTCTCTGCGCCAAAGCATCCACGCCTATGCCTGTGGATTGGCTAACTTTCCACAAATAATTCATCGTATTTACCTGATTTTCGGAAGCTATACTCCAGTCACCGAAAACCCTGGTTACAGCTGCTATCTGTGTTGATACATCACCGCCTGTAAGTTTAGCTAGTTCAACAGCGCGAGTGGCTAGTATCTGTAGTTGTTCACCGGTTGCGCCAGTACGTGTGTTTAGATCAGCTATAGCTATGGCCACAGTGTCAGCATCAGCTGGAACGTTTTTAAATACCTCTTCAAAATCGTTTTCAAGACCAGTCAGTACCTCGCCAGTCGCTCCTGCTTGGGTCCTGATAATGTTGGATGCCTTATCAAAATCATTAGCTGCCGTAAAAGCTACCCCACCAATAGCCATGATAGGGACGGTGGCTGTTTTCGTTAAAGTCGTACCAATGCTAGACATTTTTTTACCAGTACTTTTAAGGCTGCTGGCGAAATTATCAAATACCCGATTAGTTTCCTTTAATCGGGTTTCAAATCTCTGAAGTTCTTGCTCCGTCTTGACAACCTCTCGTTGAAACGCCCGGTATTGTCCCTCGTTTATTTCACCTTTCCGAAATTGCTCATTTACCTGTTCTTGGGTAGCGCGCAGACGATCTAGCTTCTCTCGGGAGTTGGCGACAGCCTCAGCAAGAAGTTTCTGTTTTTGGGCAAGAAGCTCAGTGTTTTTGGGGTCTAACCTGAGTAATTTGTCTACTTGTTTTAGTTCTGATTGAATACTCTTACTCTGCTGAATTATATCACTGAGGGCTTTCGACAGACCAGTTGTCTCACCCGAAATAACTATGTTTATGCCACGAATCGTTTCTGCGATGATGCTCACCCCTAACTGGCAAAAAATTTATCCATATCATCCTGTGTAGCCTTATGTGGTCTATTCTTATCCACACCGGTGTAAATATCCGCATAAGCAACCAAATCCTGGATTCTTAATTCATTTATTTCTGCCAAAGATAACCCCATCTTTTTACCTACAGCAATCCATTCCAAATCGAGCCTATCGGACGTATGACTATTTCTCCTTGGGCTTTTGCTGCTGGGTTCCTCGACGAAAAAAGCCGTCAGCTGCTTCCTCCATGATGGCCTGCCATAATCCTGAATCTGACATGTCAAAATAGTCCATTCCAGACAACCATTTCTCAAAGCTGGGAAAAGTATTGCCTAAGCCTGCGTCAGCCTTGGCCATAGCCCAAATGATCTGCATCAAGACAACAGAATCAATCCTGGAAGGTTCTTTCTCTATGTCGTTCATTTTAAGCATGTCGCCAACCAAATCAGTCTGGAATTCCTGCTTATAGCGCAAAAGGGCCAGGGGAGTGGCCCTAACCCTGATCTGTTTACCGCCAATATTAATCTCCTTCATAATTTAGCTCCTTTACGAAATAATCGGCACATATACTGCATCAAAAAATATGTTATATGTCATGTAATTGGTATCTGATAGCTCCATGACACCCCGCACTACATTCCTGGTAGCTATCTCAATGGGGAAAATGGTCAGGTTCAGAACGTCAGTGGTTGGTTCAATAGACTCACCTTTGGTTTTTTGTTCTTGGGATGGACGGCTTGCCTCACAATCATAGTAAACAAAACGCCTGTTTTTGTCATCGCCCTCAATCTGACCCATCAAGGCGAACCGTTTGAAAACACCGTCTGATATTTCTACCAGCATGCCATTGTCATCAATCACCCACCCCAACAATTCGGCCAAAATTGAGTCCGGTATCAGGGTCAATTCCAAATCGGCAGTATACCCATTATTGGTGGCAATACTATAATAAATCATATTATCAGCGTAAAATTTAACGATATCACCCTCTATCTTGGGAGAGAAGTTAATCGCCCCTGGGATAGCAATTGGAGTACCCCAACCAATAGCTCCGGCGACAACATTGGTTGAAGCATCTACGGTTACGCCTGTACTTCCAGGTGTAAAGGCCATCGCCAGTGTCCCATCATTTGCTGCTACTATTTTAGTTTTCAAGTATATGACTGCTCCAAGAACACTTGCCACAAAACCCTTAGATACTGCAGTATTGTTGTTCAACACATTGACAACTGAAGATGCTACTTTGGCGGCTGTATCATGCGATTCAACGGAAAGCGGAACAATTATACTTAGTGGCGAACCGGCCAATATTGTTGATGTGACAGTTACGATGATTTCTCCATCAGCAATGCATCCATGTGTTACTTCAATAGATTCTACCTGAGCAACTCCTTTATAAGCGATATGAACCTTCTCAAGTCCATAAACAATTTTGTTAGCCATTTTTAACCCCCTACTATTTGAATTTCATAAATTATCTGGCGCATTTTTTCTGACTCAATCCAGGATTCGGTTTTGCTGTAAGGTAGGCGTAGATCCCTAAGTTTGTTTTGGATTAATGTTTCAATTACTAAATCCTTATTGGCCGTGTAGAGCTCTACTTGAAAACTATCTACTTCCAGATAATTCTGGTTGTCTGCCTTAAAGTCCTTACTATAAGCAAATTGATAAGTGATAAATGGTGGAGCTGTCGATTGCGTAAATTCACCA